TTACATGCGTGGTAAACGTCTTACCATGGCTAGTGGAGCGCCTGCTGGAGAAATTGGAATAGGTGGGCACGCTTCTGGTGGATCTATAGTTGGTCCAGGTACTGGAACTTCTGACTCTATTCTGGCTCGTTTATCCAATGGGGAGTTTGTTGTAAATGCTAAAGCTGCAGCAAAGTATCGTGGTGTCCTTGATGCCATTAACAAGGGTGCTAAATTACCAGGATTTAGATATGGTGGTCCCACCGAAAGACAAACTGAAGTAAACACCATTAGTGGTTATGCTGTGCGTCATAACGCAAGGTACAATACTGAACAATATGCTACCCCTGACTTTCTCAGACGGCTGAGTCTCAGTGGGTTAAGAGCTTTAAAAGAAAATATGATAGCTTTTGACAGAATCGTGAATAATACTGGTCTTACAGGGGCTGACGCAGCGAAGCAAATTGATGAAGTTGTGAGCAGTCTTGAAAGACTTAAAGAGAAGGCCTATGCAGTAGCAACCAGTAAAGAAATAGGCAAGAGTTCAGCAAACAGCTTTTATGGTAGCTTTAAGGGTTCTTTGAAGAATTTAATGCTTACCGGCGACACCAAGGGCTTTGGTAAAGATATTTTGGACAAGCTAACCAATGGGATAATGGACAGCTTTATTGAAGGTTTTACTGACAATCTCTTTGAAGACAAAGGTCTATTTGATAACCTATTCAGTGGATTGTTTCAAGGAAGTGCCGGTGTCGGAAAAGCTGTTGCAGGACAACCTAGACAAGGTGTTGAAGATACTCAAGAAGGATTGACGTTACCTATAAAAGGACTAGGTGATACGGCCACAGAGGAAGGTAAGATAGCTCAGAAAAAGGCTTCATGGGCGGTAGGAGGTGTCTTCGCTGCCATGGCCGCAACAGCGGTTGCTAAGAAAAATCCGACAGCTGGTATTATTGTTGGTGGACTTTTGTCTATTGGCATGGCGATTGTCGGTGGGATGGCTGGAGGTAGCAGCACTCAAACCTCTACACCTAATTTAGCGAATCCTCAGGGTGGGAACTGGGCAACAGGTGGACTAATTACAGGTCAAGGAACGGGAACATCTGACTCTATCGCCGCCATGATCTCCAATGGTGAATATGTAATTAAAGCAAGTCAAACAAAGAAGTTTAAACCTTTACTAGATGCAATTAACACGAATAACCTCTCTAAATTCGCCACAGGTGGCCCGGTTGGTTCTGTCGCCATGATAGACCCTTCTCGCACGCTGGGGACAGACCTGAGGGATCAAAACGTTGCGAGAAACAGCAGTTCCGGAAATCAGACGGTGGTAAATCTGAACATAACCGGAGATATTTCTCGTCAAACTAAAGCAGAGATTTACAAAATGCTTCCCGATATTTCAAACGGGGTAAACTCATATAACAGACAGAAAGGTTATAAAACAGCATGATATCATTTAACAGTGGTGTCCTTAATGCTTCGGGAGAAATGATTGCACGGTTTGTCACACCGTTGTCAATGATCTCGAACCAACCGACCTACTCCGATGATACGCTGACACTACAAAGAAGACATTTTACCAGAAATGCCCAAAGATGGGAAATTGAAGGAGGGTTGGAGCCTTTGAAAGAGGGCTCCAACCTTCTCTTTGACACTCTTTTAATGGGTAGTTTGGACACGTCTTTTAAAGTGAGAATCCCTCAACCTTATGGTTCCATACAAACAATCTGGAATTCCATAGGTGTTGGGGGAAACTCCATCAGCGCATATATCGGTGAGGACGGCTCTTTTGCTCCTGTTCATCCTAATAATTTTGTGCCTGTTGGCACTTTTATTAAGATTGACAACAACAGTAAAATATTTCTATTAACTTCTCAAGGTCTCTATCCAAAACCTCCAGCGGTTTCCACAGGGACGTTATTGATTCATTATGGGTATCCTGATGTTGTAGGAACGTTCACATTATCTTCAGAGAGTATAAAAGGGATAACTTTTGAAGATGGTATTTTAACTAAATATGACTCTGTCAAATTTATTGAAGTGATAGGTGTGTCTGTATGATTAAGATAATAAACAACCATGTGCCACTCAGTGTGGAAATGTTAGAAGAAGCAGCAGTATCTGTCCTAATCCTTAAAGGAACCACTCCGATTGTTGCAACCACCACAGCAGCCACAGCCACCATAGATGGCTACACTCTCAGTAATAATGGTATGATAAAGGCAATTTCGCCTAGATCATCAGACAGCGTTGTGGATTCAGAAGATTATACTATCGAGCTTATTGAGTATTCTAAGGGTTTCTTGTCAACGGTTGACACTCAACTTATTGGTGCCAAAATAATTGTTAAAGTCGATTTTAAGGTTAACAGTATTCCAGGCTCTATAACTATGTTCTCAGGATTAGTGAAGGCAGTCGCTCTTAAAAAAGACACAGCTGAACATGGCTCATCCATATACCAAATAACAGGTGGGGCACCTTTGGCAAACTTCAATATGAAAAAAGGTATTCTACTTAATAAAGATAATATTCGCTTGCGAGATCCTGACGATTCTTCCTGTGATGAAATCTTTACAGGCTCAGCTGGTGCAACCATTAAATGGGGTAAGGAGTGATTATGGGATGGTTTATTGTTCAAATAGTATTAATTGTTATGTCAACTGCTTATCAAGTCGTCCAAGCTAAGAAGGCACGTAAGAGGGCAAAGGCTGCTGCTGAGGCCCGTAAAGGCTTTGAAATACCTGTTGAAGGAGAGGGTGGTTATCTTCCCATTGTATATGGACGCGCCAAAATTGGTGGTTACCGTGTTTTTCATGAAACCAAGAAAAGTTATAAATTTCCTGAGTCAATTGCAGCAGATAATGTAGATCGTTACTTTAGCACAGGCTATGGGTTTGTTAACAGCGGTGATTCGACAGGAAGTTTCAATTTGGAAGCTCCAGCCCTCAGACCTGATGGTATAGTTTCATATACTCGTGCATATTTACCAGACGATCTTTATTTAAATCCATTACTGGGTTCATTTCCTGAATACGAATTTGGTACAATATATCTACCAGATTTTTATGGTAACACTCGTGCTTATAAATTCTTTGAAATAACACCACAGCTTAGAGGAATGGTATGGACATTAGGTACCACAAAGAGCATGACAGCCTCTGGATTCTGGATAACGGGAATGTCGACAGTTACGGTTGAAGTCACCATCACAGACAAGTCCTTAATGGTAGAAAAAGGAATTGAATTTTATGAACTGACGATTGTGCGATATAACATTGCCACTCCCATATCTGATGGAAATGTACTTACGTATTCTGGTGGTGAAAAAATAACGGCCAAAACTATCACAGGCGATTTGACAAAAAATATCGAATCAGACCATAATAATTTTTTGTTCTTTCAACAAGCATTGTGTCTAGGTCCAATAAACAATGCAAGAGAACTGATACTTGAAGAGGTTTTGAAGCTTTCTGAGCCTCGTTTTAATAGTAGCAAGGATGCTGAGGCTGCCTTGCTCGTAACTGTTAACTATAATGGTAAAGTTGGAAAAGTAGACAACATAATGGCAGCTAATTGTGGTGCCAGGTCTACAGCATATTTTAAAGATATGGCGTATCTGTCCTGCTTTGTAAAACTAAATAGAGACAATCCACAGTTTAATGACATTCCACAGTTACAACTTTTAATTGAAGGAAAGTTAGTTAGAAAGATAATTAAGGTCGGAGAAGCATACACACTCAATCAAGTTTATGAATATTCCAACAATCCTGCCTTGTGCTTATTAGACTATCTTTTGTTAAATGTGGGTAAAAAGCTTACTCCAACTGATGTAGATCTAGAAAGTTTTTATAAAGCGGCCTTAGTCTGTGATGAACCGGTAGGCCCGTTGCCGACAGATATAGGTGGAACTTACAAATATTACATGGCAGGAAGCTTCTGGTATCCTTCTATAGTGCAACCTGCTATACCATCTAGAATCTTACCAAGATTTGAATGTAATCTGACTATTGATCCTCAAAAAGAGATAAGAGAGAATATAGAAGAACTCCTTAGTACAATGGGAAATGCAAGGTTGAGATGGTCTGATGGAAAATATAAGCTATCGCTACAAGCTCCCAAAACAAATGCCGATATTGAGATAGCTGGTATTATAACAGATGCAGACCTTGTAATGGGAGCCGATATAAATGTTAGTTGGCCCACGGTGGAAAATAAGTATAACTTTTGCATTGTTAAGTTCAATAATGAGTTTGAACTTTTCAAAGAGGACTCTGTCAGCTGGCCGACTAAATCTTCAGAAATACGAAAAATACTCAGGGGAGGTGGAACGCTTCCTCGATCTCTTACAGATGATGAGCATGTTTCACAAAACGGCATCTGGGTAGGTGTAGATAGTACAATCTCTATTACCAAGTACATTCAATTAAAACGGTCAACTACAGAATGCAGAATTGTGGTTAATGGTACAAAACTGACAACAGCCACAGTAACTTTAAGTGATTCTGCTGGTAACCTTTTACAAACAGTGGATGAAAACGGAAGTGAACGAACTCCAGTAGTAGAATCCGAACCTTTACCTATTGTTTATGATGCTAACGGGAACGTTATACAGCCTTCTAATTCTTTAGTTAATAGTACTAAAAACTTACCAGTTAACAGTACTCTATATGTTTCACAATTAGATGATCCTGACGACATATATATTATTACTATTTCAGCAACTGCCAGTGATCCGACAAAGCAGCCCGGTATAAGTGTCAGTATTGAGAGTGATAACACTATTTTGTGGAATACTTCATCTCCAGTGTTCACTACTGCCACAACTGTTACTTCCAGTAATGCCGTATATCAAGCAATGTTAGCTGAAGATAATGGCATGGAATTGGAAGAGGAGACATTTGAGGCAGGTATAACAGATCCTTACCATGCTCTGGCAAAAGCTGAAGAAATAGTTAGAACAAGTAGAATGGCCACTGTTTTTGAATTCACAACTTTTGTGAAAGATAAGCTCTATGAGCCTGGAGACTACGTAAAACTAGAAATTTCAGAGATAGGAGTAGCTCAGGAATTATATGCTATTATTGATTCTGTTGAAATGACCCCGGAATTTCATTGTAACATTAAGGCCACACGTTTCGATGCTTCAATGTTAGCTTGGAATGTGGCTGATGATGTTTATTCAAAAACAATTCCGGTATTCACTTCGTCTGTGGTGCCTGTGCCGTCAGACCTGAGTTTCACTCGTTCTTACGTCAGCGACACTAATGAAACTACTAGGGCTAGATTTTCATGGAACAGATTAAAGATACCACCATCAGGTACATTCGAGATACTTGGATTTTCTCCTGAAATACATGAGTATGACTCCTTTGGTTGGCCGATATTTGTCAAAATAGGAACAACAGCCATGGAGTACTATGATGTACCTCTCGACCAAGGAATCTCCACAATAATTCTTGGTGTTAGACACCGGGATAAGAATGGAAATGTTTCCACCACGGCATGGCTTAATGATAAATTTTCAGTATTTATTCAACCCCTTGCACCACCAGAAATGCTGCTGACAGTTACTACATCAGATTCCTCGTTCGTAAAAAATTCCAGTGGTCAAGTGCTGCCTGTAGAGGTTGTAATCACGGCAAGCCTTTCGTATTCTGGTGGTGTTGCAACGTATGAATGGTATGAAAATGCTGTTCTTCTTGCTAATACACCGACGCTGACTGTTCCCAGTTTCAATGACAGTCCTTCTAAAATATTTACAGTCGTTGCTGAGGCATACGGACAAACGTTCACACAAGATGTTGAGCTTCTATACGTAGACAACCCCATGATTTCTATTGGAGTTGGTAATCTTCGGGTGGCCAACTCGACAGATGGTTTGACTTTTCATGAGAGATACTGTGAATTAACCTGGGACAACACATCTAACTCTGATAACTGGTTGGCATTCTATCAGCTGACATTTACAAACAGTGCTGATTTAGTTCTCGGTACTGTAGAAACTCTTCAGAACAATTTTTTATTAACCTTTGAGATGAATCAAACTCTTATTAGTGGACCTCGTAGAACGTTTAATGTAACAGTTGAAGCTGTCACTACAGAGGGTGTTCATGGTGCCCCGGTCACAATAACACCTATAAACCCACAAGCACTCCCAGTAACAGGTCTTACAGGTGATTCAGTATTTGGTACTTTATTCATTGACTGGGACATGTCACCTGAAGCAGGATTGGATGGATACTTAATAGAACTTAATAATGGTCTCACAACCAGTGTTCAAGGTGCATCAGCTACAGCTGTTCATTTTGAAAAGGTAATTTCTGATGGTGTTTATGATGTTAGAATCGCTGCTTACGATGTATTTGGTCAAGACAGTCTTAATTGGACAGCACCTGTTCAAATTATTGTAAAGTCAGTTATTTCCACAACATCTTTGATTGATTTTAGAAAAGGAATGAGTGGTACCTATAATGTTCCTATCGCCGAAGAAGCTTTTTTCTCTTCAAACGGGACTTCTTTATCTTGGTCTGAGCATCTTATCTGGTGGCTTGGAGTGCCTTACACTGTTTTAGCGGGTGTCACTGCAGGTAAGTACATTTATTGGGAGGCTGGCGCTACAAGCTATTTATCACTGACTGACACAGAAGAAAACAAACTTTTCTTTGACAACATGGCAAAATCTACAAGCAAATGGCAAATTGCTACTCATTATCCCTTAAATTCTTCTTACGAATTGGCATGGTTGAGTCAAGCTAATATGGTGGTTGGTACGGCCATGATTGGGGAAGCTGCTGTAGAAAATGCCAATATTGGAAACATTATTGAAAGTAATAATTTTAGTTTTGTTGAAAATGTTCGAGGCTCCGGTTGGCGACTTGATAAAAATGGTGACTTGATTGTAAGTTCTATAAAGGTTGTAAATGATCAAGGCCAAATTGTCATGATGTCCTCCGGACTTTCCTCTGGTGGTGTAACATATACTCCTGAAGACCTCATAAACAATGTTACAATAACTGGCACGCAAGTTTTCAAATTCTCGGCTGGTTCCTCTATTCCTGACAACCCTGTAATTACACTGTGGGCAGATTTAAGAGGAAGTTTATCGACATATAATTGGCAATATCTTAATACAGTTACAAGCGTGTGGACAAACTTGCCGGGTGTAAACAATTTAGAAATGTATGAACTTAGTTATAGTGACGCCTATGATGTTACTAGAATTAGATGTTTTTCTGAAGGGTTTTTTGACGAAACAACAGTTGTTAAATTGTATAGTGGTGTTGATGGTATTTCCGCTTTAAACGTTTTACTGTCTAATCTTTCGCATACAATCCCTTGTGATAGTACAGGAACAGCTCTAACTACTGAAAGATCAGGCACCAAGGTTACAGTATATGAGGGAGCGACGATGCTCTCCTTTACTGAGGAAGCAGGGACATATCCTGTGGTTCCTGGTACATGGAATATCGAGTTAATTCCATTGGAAATTACCAGAGGCAGTGTAGAAAGTGATGGAATTGGTTCAGCAACTGTCACTGATATTATTGATATTACTGCAGGTAAGACAGTTCTAAAAGGATTTATTAGTTATGTGGTCTATGTCAGACGTTTAGATGGAACAACTGTCTCACAAATGGTAACACAAACGTTTACAAAATCGTTAGATGGTTACACACCCGTTAAAGATGTTGATTATTTTGATGGTGTTTCAGGAACTGAAGTTGATATTCAGTATAGTGCTGATAATTCTAGTTGGCACAATGTGTATGTGTCAACAGATAAATGGATCAGAACTGGCACTAGAATTGCTGGTAGTGGTCATGCATGGGTGTATACCGAAGGGGCTAAATACATCCCAGAAAAAGGTGTTGAGTATAATGATGGTATTAATGGAACTTCTTCTTATTTACATATTAAATATTCAGATGATGGAACAACGTTTACCATTGATAACGGCGAAACTGTAGGTAGCTGGATAGGTGTACTGTCTAATAATACTGCAACAGACTCCACAACATTTTCGGACTATACTTGGAAAAAGGTTGAGGGGGCTACCGGAGCCCCTGGAGCCCCTGGAGCCACTGGAACGCCTGGAACGTCTATATCTGGAGTAACTAATTATTATTTAGCTTCAGCAAGTTCCAGTGGTGTTACAACAGCCACAAGCGGTTGGACAACAGCTGTTCAAAATCCTTC